CTAATGTGTCAAAATCTATTTTATTTGACGCCATATATACCGTGGCATTATTAGGTGGAAATAATCCTTCAGACTCAATACCCGTGATGCTAGTATACCTAGCTAATCTATTAGTGTCAAACGGAGTAAAGCTAAAAGATGTTTGAACGCTTTCTACTGGACTTGTTGTTGTGCCGTCATTCCAGTAAAATTCATCGTGTATAAACAGTCCATCATCAGAAACAGAGCCAAGGGCTACATTTATAATTGTCAGTTCATTTACTGTTGGGCATCCAACTATAAATCCAGCTGTGTACGAACCAGTTGGTGTTACTGTAATTTTTAAATTAGTTGGTGTGGAGGTATTTTTATTAAAATTAAAGCTTCCGGATCCCGTTGCTGCCGGTATATTTCCAGTTGTAGAACTCCATTCGTAATCAATTGCTACTGTGCCTGTAATTATATAAGATACAATTACATTTCCTTGTGCTTCTCCTAAATTAACATTGTAAATTATAGGATCATCATACTCATAAGCGCCGAATTTCGCGCCACATTGAACAGGTATTTCAGTATTGGCTTGATATGCATTTGGCAATCCAATTGTATTTGAACTTAATACATACTCATTCATATACGGATCAAAAGCTCCAATCTTTTGTGTGTCTGGATACTGAATAAAGTTATCTCTAAAATAACTTCTCATTCCTAATTCAGAAATTAACGTTAGCTTATCGTTAACTCCTCCTGTTCCTTTTAGCTGAATGACCGCACCCCTACTTGTGTCTGTAAAATACCTGCTGTCTCCATATGCTGCAAAGCTTTCTGGGTTGTTGCTAATTCCGTATTCCTCGATTCTAGCTAACTGTGTTCCTAATACAGCAGTAGAAGTTGCTACTACCCCAGCTCCTTGGGCTGCTTGCAGTGCCTGCTTACTTAAAAGTACATTAGATATTTTGTCTTCTTGCAATACTAATAAATTGGTTTCAAAAGAATGTAAAACATTTATATCTCCAAAAGATTTTTCTAAATCTTTAAAGTTTCCATCACTTAAATTAAACTCATTAAATCTATTTATATTGGTGTCAGCGTTGTATATACCGCTATAAGTTATACTAGCATACCTATTCGCTTCTTTGTAATCTTCTTCAGATACCGATGTTGTTCTTTGACCTAATGTAAAACTAGAACCATCCAGTTCATCTAAATACTTATAGCTTTCTACACCATTACCAAAAGCAAAACAATCAAAAAATCCTAGATTTACTATAGCTGGCTGTACAGCAGTTTGATTTTGATCACCTGTTTTTGAACCTGACTGGTGGAATCCTCCAGTTATATCAAACACTTCATCATTTTCATAGTATATATCTAAATCGGCATTAAGTGGTTCTGTTTCTAATATAAGAGATGCTGTTCCTATGTTAATAGTTACTTGACCTTCTACTCTTGTTCGCTGACCACTATCTCCTCCAGTTCCGCTAATCAGTCCTAATGTTAATTTTGTGCCAGCTGTACCTACTGATTGCACTCCAGTTGCAGGTGGGGTGCCGGCGCTTACTGTATAAAATTGATACCTATTGTCTCCGTTTGGTTGATATGGAGCAGTTGGGTTTTCCAAATTATTTAAATCTCCAATAATATTAGTATATACATTTCCAGGTTGAGTACCTATTCCTGAAGCAACCCCTTCTGTAAAATCTATACCCTCTCCATTTACAAATTCAAATAAAGAATTATAATCCTGAGAAGCCACTACAGTTCTGTTATAGTCATAAGTTTTTTGATCTGAACTACCTACTAAAAATCCTCCATCACTTGAATTTCTGTTAAATCTTATTGCAAAGTTTACAAGCGAGCCCTCTGGTATAGCTATGTTTTCTACTTCTGTGACACCCGTGCTTGAATTTACAACCTCTCTAAAACATGGGACACCGGCTACTGCTGCAGGGCCTCCTCGTTTACCACTTCTCCCTCCTTCTTGACCGCTATCAAAAAATCCATTTGTATTATCTGTAATAGTAAATCCTTGCGGTTTTAAATTCATATATAATCCAGCGGGTTCTGAAATAAATGAAGAATTAGTTCCAATCCCCTGAGATGCTTCGGGGGTTAAAAAGTTGTTTGCCTTTGATTCAATGGCTAATACTTTTGTTTTTACCACGGTATTAAGTGGGCCGCTAATATCAGCTTTAACAATTAAGAAATCACCCTCTTTAGCTTTTACTTGGTTATCTCCTTCTAGTCTTATCCAAACGGAATTAGTAGAATCATCATCAAATGCAATAACAGAATATATTGTTTCATAAGTGTCTTCAGCTCTTTTAACTACGAATTTATATTTACTAGCCCAGGTGGGTGGTGTCATGGTGCTCGGTATATTTATACGTAAGCTATTTGCTGTAACTGAACTTACTGGCGGTATATATATTGTATTACTTCTAGAGGTTAACGCCGTGGTGCTTCTTAAGTACTCATCCATATACACAATACCAACATCATAGTTCCTGTTACTATGTAAACTTTTTCTGTTTCCGTTAGAAGAGTAATCGGCTTGAGCTGCGGTAAATTTATAATAACCAAACATATCTGGATTTGGAGCTACAGCAGGATCATCAAATTCTGCGGCAACTAATTGCAGGCTAACTGATGAACTACCGGGATTTGTAGTAATTCTAATCGGTTCATCTCTACCATCTATACCTGAATATGTGTGTATATTCGGTGCTTGATCAGTGATAGCACAATTTAAAATATCTGTAAGTGTTGCGCCATTACATGGATTATTGGTATTAAAAGGACCTGTAACAATGGTAGTTGCAGTTCCAATTTGTTCATTTGCAAACGTTCCGCTAAACAAATCATAGATGCTATTATAATCTTGATTTAAAGTAATGGTAAAGGTAATTGATGTTGTAGCTTGATTAGGAGTTCCGGGAGCAGCGCCACCACCTGGTGCATCAAAATCAGTTGATTGAAAGTTGAACTGAAAACCTATTTGTGAATCTTGTTTTAATGAAGCCGCGTTGTCTATATTGGAAAAATCAAAAGTAGCAACCGAATCATTTATGTTTTTACTTATATCAAAAGTATATGTTCCGGTAGACAAAACACCTGTAAATTCTTGTAAATTAATTACCTCGGATTGTTGAGATACCGTGTAGTTTAATTGATTGTTAACATTGTACCCATCCACATAGTTTCCATACATAAGCCTGTTTGCCATGATGGTTTGAGACTTTGCTGTTCTTGGTACGTTGTCAAATAACCTGGTTAGTTGGTTATCACTAAGAGCAGTATATATTTGGTTGTGTCGAAAAACTTCTGTTCTATTTATATTGTTAGACCACCCTAATATTCCCTTATTAAACTTTTCAATTACGTAAACCCCTGGTTGATTAGCATATTTAAAAAGTAAATCTATTTCTTTAACTAATTTGCTACCAGTGTTAAATGTAACTTCTGCTGTATTAAAAGCGTTTTCCATTCCAGCGTTAGATAAATCACTAGTGTTCAAGCTAAAAAAACTAGGCACAAAGGCAATATCACTAAACTGAGATATGGCAGAATATTCATCATCCAAATATCTATATCTATAAGCAAAGCTTACAATATTTTTTTCTAAAAAGTTTTCTTCTTGACCTGATTGAAGCAAATTAATTGTAGGCGCAGACATTGGTGGTGCTTTAATTACATTAAGCTCTGCGGCTGTAATCTGGTCTACATCAAGTGCTGTTGGAGGAAGATAAGCCCTTGTCACGTTTATACACCTAGGTGGATTTATATTGTCTGTAAAAAACAATAACTCATCTATTTTATTTACACCATTGATTAAGTATGTAGGATTAAAATTCAACACACTTGTAGATATAACATGATAAACTAAATTGTTGTTTATAACATTATATGACACAATCATATCAACTATCTTTGTAGCAGACATTGGGTTGTCAGAGTCATGGACAAACCAGTATATGGTGTTGTTTGCACCATCTTCTAACACACCAATGCATTTTGCACTCGACGATAAAGCTTGGCCATCATAAGTTAATTCAGCGATTAAAGAATTTCCCTTGGAATTTTCTACGGATCCTATTTCTGTGTCTTCAGTGGAACCAAGGCGCACGTTTAAAGCGTCTACGTATTCACCTGGTGGAAGTAGTCTTTCATCAACCGACTTATTCATTCGGCCTTTAATAAAATTAGTTTGTATTACCGTCATTTAATCCACTTTGCTTGACTTCTAAGATTCATTAAAAGCCTACCTGGATGTATGTCGCTTAGGCGAATTTTTGCATTTCTTAAAAGTGCTGATTTATCTTTCCTTGCTCTATTTACTATAAACTCTTGCACACCTAATCTTGAGTTTAAAATAGCATACTTAATGTAAGAGTAAACATAATCTTCAAATAATTTATTTACACTTACTGCTGCATCATTTCCATTCTCCATTCCGTCTGATACATATTCTAATACACACAATTGATTTGCCATACCTGAACTAAAATTTATAACACCAGCTTTTTTATCAATTCTGTATGTTGGATTTATATTAGCTGTTTCTGTATTTAAACCAAACCTTGCGCCGATTTGATAATCAAAATACCAGCACCCATCTACACAATACCCCATTCTACCATTATATTGACCTTCGCCAAGATAAATAGATTTTTTGGTGCCTGCAATTCTTTGTCTGTCTAAAGCAGAATATTCTGCCTCTAAAATATTTCCATGAATATCAAACAGTATTCTGCAATCATGAGCTTGCAAATAACTTTTAGCTGAATTAACTTGTATGTTTTCACTAAGTGGTAATAGCATGCCGTCTTTATACATAGAAATTCTAACATAGTTTACATAGTCTGGAGGCAACACATATCTCAACCTGTCACATACATCTAATTCTAAAACTTTAATTTCTTTGAATGCATCGTAATTCAATTCTTGTATAGCTCTTTTAGCAAAGAATAAAACCTGGTATCTGTTAACGTTGTTAATTAACTGTAAATTGTCATTGTAGATAAGCATAAAGTTATTTACTATATCTTCTAATGAAACATACTGATAGCTACCCCAATTTGCATCTTCTGGAATGTTGCCTGAATTTTCGTAATATTGATAACCTGTTAAATATGCCATAATCTTATTGTGTAGTTTCTGTTAATCTATCTTCTGCTTCCAACGATTGACCAAACTTAGTAACGTCTGCTTCTCTTACAGACACACCTGCGTATTGTAAAATTTTATTAACTAAACCATTCATGTCTGATTCTGGTAGCTCAAAATCTTGGTAGTCCGCTGCAGATGCGTTAAACACCGGCTCTCCTCCTGCGAGAGTATTGTAAGTCCATTTTGGAGTTTGTGGGTATCTTACGTATTGAGCGTGTATATCGGCTGCTCCAGTGATAGTGGTAGGATAAACGGTAACTGTATTTCCTAATGCCGTTCCAGTTGCGCTATCTAATACATATGCTGGGAACATTGTAGTTGGAGCAGCAATGTTAGAATTGGTTAGGTAAAATATTTTATTTTGTGTTACTCTTTCTACTTCTCTAATATGAGTGTTAGAGTATATAGAATAATTTTGTCCAGCTGCAATTAGAGGGCTACTTAAAGTTAATTGAGTATCGCTATCTACAGACACAACAAATGCTTGTAATGAAATAGTGGTATTGACTACTAAACTTCCAGGGGTTACGGTAGTTAAAAAATTTTGTCCTGCTTCAATTAATAAAGAACCACTGGTGCCAGTGGCTGTTCCTGAATCTAATAAGTTTGAATAGTAAAATATTTTATCGACTAAATAATAATCTGAAGGAAGGCTGTATGTATTAGCATTTACTTGTGTAAGAAATGTGTTAACAGAAAAACTATCTATAACCTCTACAATACCTTTAGTAATGTTTGCGTATCCTGTACCAGATTTACGCATTACTTCAGCATTAAGCTGATTGTTATATAAATAGAAATAATCCTCGAATATATCAAGTTGCGCCTGTTCTGCAAATAAATTAAAATCGCTAGGGGAAATATACCCGTAGTTATTTTTATTTATTACAGCCATTACTGCATTTCGTACTTCGTTTATCATCGTATCTAGTGTTTATACAAAGATACATAAAAAAAATACGTTTCGATTTATTCGAGGATATACCCCTTTATTTTTCTAGCATTTTCTTTAACAACTTGTAGGACTCCACACCTTCATCTGTTTGAAAATAAGAAGCAACAATAAAAGATGGTTCTTCGCCATGAGGAACTGTGAGCATTTTAGTTTTGTTTTTCTTCAAATTAAAATACACATCTCTGTTTTTATTTCTCATTTGCAGTAAAGTTGCGCTAAACATTTTAACCACCTCATCCTGTAATTCAACCATAGGATCATTGATCAGATCTAAAAACTCTTGAGGATCTCTTCTGGCAAACACCATAATATCTCTTTTAAGCTCTGCTGTGGTCATTTTATCTGCTCGAACACCCAATACTACTCTTGAAATACTTTCGAGCTTAGAAAGGCTTAAATCGCGTGCAGCTATTTGTGCCTCTAATTCAAAGTTCATAGCTTCCATGTCTTGAGCGGCGTCTTGTTCATTATTTACTTCA